CTTTAAGAACTTCTGTAATATCTTCACCTGTCTCTTCATCAGTACCAATTATCCTCTCATAATCCTTCCATTCCCAACCACTATAACCCCAAACAATTTCAAGGAAATAAGTATTCCTGATGTGACCATCATCAAAGTCAGCAGCCCTGTACTTAGCCTCATGTTTTGCATCTGCATGATAAGTCTTATCACCTTCAGTTACAGTGTCATTAATATTGTCAAACATGTACTTAGGAGGATTGTTCTTATGATACATATTAGACAATCTTCTACTAAGTCTATAGGCATCAGGAGTTGCTTCAGGATAATCTACATCAGAAAGATTAACCTCCTCAAAATTTGGGTAGGCTTCATCATAACTATCTTCATCAGGAAAGACAGTTATATACTTTTGTATTATCTTAGGAACAACTATAGCCATTAGTTCGAAGTATTAATTTGATTTTGAAGTTCAGTAATAGCAGCTTCATGTCTCGCAAGAGCGTTGGCTATTACTCTTTCCATGTTAGTTAGAGTCTGCTGAATGTCCTCAAAATATTCAGCAAGTAGTTCATCTAAAAGTTCACGTACAACTTCTTTTATTTTATCTGTAGCTTCTTCAGATGCAAAATAATTTATAACAAGTTGGTCTATTTTATCAGTAGTTAAAGTCTTTATTATATCTTCTACATTTTCTAATGCTGTAGTATTACGACCTATTAACTCTCCATAATAATCAAACCATTTATTATAATCAAGTTTTATTTCTTCTTTTAAACTACTAAATGGAATCCAATATTTTCTATTAGATAAACTTGTACCAGCAGGAACTGGTTTTCTACTTATATAGGTTTTATATTGATTTTTAACTTCTACTATTACAAGTTTATCATAGTCTTTATTTATATCCCAATAACCATCATCTACTGTGACAGCTACTTTACCTAATTGGTCAATCTGTAATTCCATAATATAATTGTTCTATAGCTATTTTAGTTTCATCTTTATAAGTTACAACAACCTCAAAAGTATGTGTACCGTGTTCAAGATTTGTAACATCGTTAAACCTTATAATAGGTTCATCATCAAAATAATATTGATATGTAGTATTTTCTAAATCTACATCCTCTCCATTGTACTTACATACAATATCAGCGCAAGGATGAACAACATCATCAATAGTCTCATAACTAGGAGTCAAAGAGAGAGTCAAACCAGTTTCTTCTACGGGGGAGCTTTCTTCCTCACTATCTATACTTTCGTCTTCTGGACCAAGTCTAAAATGTTCATCAAATCCATTATCAAACTTATGTTCATATAGATTCATGTCTTCTGGATTAATTTCAAATCTAGGTCTTTCACCACAAGAAACAAAAGCTTTAAGTTGTCCATTTTCATCAACAGGAAACACAAAAGACGGAGAATTATCAACTCCTTTGTAAATCTGATTAATCTTAGCTTTAATATATTTAATTAAAGTCTCAGCAAGTTTTAGTTTACCTAACTTTCTAGCAGCAACAGCTGCATTAAACAAATTAAAGCAATCAATCACATTAGAGTTTCTATCTTTACAACTAGCTTTGCAGTCTTTAAGCATATCTTCACCATAGTCTGCTAGCATAGCAAGAATCCTATGATAAACACAAATATATTCTGCAGGAATAGTTACATAAATATACTCTAGTTCTATTTGTTGAAGAGTATTACTCATAGTTTTAAAACTTTATTATAAATATTATCTAACTTAATTTGTTGTTCTCTGCTTAGAACATCTATGTTTTCATAAGCATCAATAAGAATTGACGACCAATATAAAATCGTCATTTTATTCTTATTAGGAATGTATCCTTCAGCAAATAGAGCTTGAATACAATCAGCAATGCCTGACATCCTATCTTTAAGGACATCAAGCATTGCTTGTTTTAATTTCGGTTCATACAACATAAACGTTATGTGTTGAATGTCTTATTATTTATATAAGTAGAATAGTCACCAATAAAGATTAACAATCTATTATTAACTTGACTTATTCTAGAAATAGCGTCTTGCCCATTATAAACAATAGCTATCATATTGTCAGCAACATCTTTAATCCATTCCTCCCTAAGTTTAGTTGCTACGTTTATTTCATTAATTTCATAAGATGAAAGAATAGAATATAACTTATAATATTCAGTACTAACTATTTTAGTTATATTATCTGTAATAAGTTGTTTATTCTTTTCAATATTATTATGAGTTATAATAGATTCACATTCTTGACTAATTTTACTAGCAAAAGTTCTAAATCCTAACTCAATAACAACTTTGCATTTTTGAATTTCTTTTCTTTCAGAATCTTTAAATGTTTTATCTAAAACGCTATTTAGTTTAACTATGTTGTCTGCCATTTCTTTCATGGCTTTGCTCATTTCTATCATCGGTTTGCTTTTAGCCTTAGACTTAAAATAACTAATAAGTTGAATTATTAAAGTATAAAGGATAAAAACACAACTAGAAATAGCAACAGTATAGTAAGAAGAATTTCTAACACTTTCACTGACAATATCATTTATTGTCTGAAAGTCATTCATTATAGTATTGTTAGCTCCCCCGTAGAAGAATATCTACGAGGGAGATGTTGCTATTAGCCATTAGAAACTGCGGGTTCGTTAACAAGAACAGGCTGGCCAAGTACAGCTTTAATTGTGTTCAGACTAGCATTATCTGTAGGAACTGCAATATGCACATACTGCCAAACTCTCTCATCAACTTGCTTACCGCTATCTCGTTTAGTAGCAAAATGTAGACTAATAAGAGTGTAACCCTTAGTGGCAATATCAGCCTGAGCAATCTCCTCTACAGCTTCAGGATAGCCAGGATAAATATCACTACTTTCATGGTCAAGAAGATTAAAGCCTTTACCAGCAGCACACTGCTGAGCAAGATGCTTAATATAAGCGGTGTCACCAATGTTAGGCTCAGCCTTTACATCAACAGACGGAGTAACATCAACTAACCCATCAGCAAGTTTATAAGTCCACTGGTCACCAAACTCTAAAGCCTCGATAGTAACAGCGGCACTAGCAACACTGACAGTCATAGGAAGCATACCAGCATCAATCTTAGCCTGAATGTCTTTTTTAATTGCATTAGCCACATCAGCTGCGGTTGCAGTCTTAGCCTGAACAGTAGTAGTAAATAGATTACGCTCATGTGCCACAACACCAGTCTTCACAAGAATAACTGTGTAATGAGCTCCGACAAGAGGAGTAGGAACAGTGAATGTAATCTTAAACTTAGCACCAGCTTTAGGAGCAGCAACAGTTACACCTAATGTATTCACATCAACCTCAGGAATAACAAAGGCAGGCATATTAGCTCCTTTACCTAAAGCAATACCAAAATTCTCAGTAGGTTTAGCATTGATGAATTTAACGTGACCATCAACGGCAGTTTTCACATTAAAAAAGCCAAGCTGACCTGCCTCAAGAGATGTTAAATCATCTGCATTACCAGTCTTAAGTGCTTTAGCACTATTTACTATTAAAAGTTGTTTCATAAGTTAAATATAAATTTAATTACCTCCATTATAATTACGAGCATTCTCTCTTTGCTGTGCTTCTTGTTGTTGTTTACCAGCAAATAAAGCACCAGTTACAGAAACTCTATATAAATCAACTGCGTGTTTGACAATATCAACATGCATATATTCTGGCAAATCACAATCCTGAGTAACACCAGCAATATCTTCTGCAAATTTTACTATAGCAGGTTTAGCAATATATGATACTCTGAGTTTGTAAGGTACTAAACTATTAACTAAGAAATATCCATTAGTTCCTTTTGTAAACTTATCAATATATAAATCATAATTATTATTGTAAATTACAAGAACAGGAGTTCTAAGTCTAGGTTTAAGTATAAAATCATTAAGAGTATCTGCTAAATATATGTCGTCTATAAGTCTTATAGGAAAATAATTACTGATAAATTCATCATCACTTTCTGTTGAAACAATACTTATATCATTTGCTTTAGATAAACCTATTTCAGATTTTATATAATTTATAGAAAAATCAACAAGAAATAAGTAGTTATCAACAATAGATTCAGCTTTTATAATTCCAGTATTAACACTTTCACTACTAAACTTAAATATAGACTTAGTCCGATTTGATTCTATAATGCCTATTTCATAAGAGGAACCACTTTGCTCTCCTATAACACCTAATTTTACCGGTGTACTAATAGTTAAAACTATACTTCCAACAGTTGTGCTATTAAAAGCTCTATAATTATCTTCTGTAATATCTTCTATAGTCAAACCAAACTTATTTATAGCGTTGTCTGCTAAAGTTCTATTTACCCCTAATCTGTAATTTATATCTTCTAATGTATCATCAGGAGAAACATACATTAAACCTACGGCAACACTAGTTTCATCAGATAAATTTACAAGGGAGATATTATACATATCAGAACTTCTAGGAAGAGTAATAGTTATAGAAGTGCTATTGTTTTTTGCATTAAAACATTCTATTTCACTTACTCTATATAAAGGCTTTAACGCATTTATTTGTCCAAGTTTAGAGTTATCTGTTAAATCTCTGTCATTACTAACAGCAATATTTTCACGAATCAGCTGATTAACAGTATCCGTAATGCTCGTATTTATTAAAATGTCAATCTGCTCTGGCAGAATGGCTCTAGTATTTTGTAGACCCATCTGCTGAGCATATTGACGAAAGTACGTGTGCATTTGAGGAGTAGTCATATCAACTCAAATTATAGCAGTTTGAATTTATTCTTATATACCTCAAGTACTGATTCATTTTTAGGATTATTAAAGTAAGCCACAGCTTCAGTAATATTACTTCCAATAAATGTACCATCGGCAGTAGAAATCTGTTGATTAAATTCTGGACGAACAAGCTCACCTCTAGCAATAAGTGCTTCAATGAATGCTTTCATTTCAACGTTCTTATCCTCACATAAACTATTAAATTTATCAGGACTATCATTAATATAAGACATAAGAGCAGAAGTCTTTTCGTCTTTAGAACGCATCATAGCTTCACCAACACTTCCACCAGTATTAACAATCATCTGAAGATAAACAGCATCAGTCTTCTTGTCACTTGCTTCAAGAGCAAGGAAGTTACGCATAGCTTTCTTACGTTCGTCAATAAGTCTCTTAGCACGCTCTGCTTCTTTATTCTCATCACGAATGTAAAATCTAATAGACGGGTCAGAATTAATCAATGCTGTATCTTTAGCAACGTCTCTATAAAGAAGACAGTGACGATACATAAGATAATGTTCAACATTTTCTGGATGACCATAAAGATGTTTAGTAGTCTCAAGTTGGTTAATCTCATTAACCCAAACTTTAACAGCTTCTTTAATTGCTGAAACGTTATTACGAGCTACTAAATCTCTTTTAGCATTAATCTTATCTTCTTCAGCCTTAATCTTAAGATAATCACTCTTATGATTGTAATAGAAAGAAATATTCAGAGAAGTGCCTTGCTCATTTACATTAAAAGAAATATTATTAAGGTATCCTTTAACATGAGTAGTAAACTCTGGATTACTAGGAGAAAGGCCAATAAGTTCAGGAAAATATGCTTCTACTTCACCTTTATTAGCAGAAAGAACTCGACTAGAATTAACAGAACTACCAATAACAGTTCTACGTGGACCAATGCTAGCTTTGTTAGCGTTACGATAAGCAGAGTAAACTTGTACAGGAGCAATAACAACCGTACGCTTATCAAGATATGGTTCATTCAATTCAGCCTCTTTAGTAGCTAATACTTGAGCTACTGTTTCTCCTTCATTAACTTTATTAGGAGCACCCTGTACTGTAGGTTTAATTGTATCCATTGTTATAATCTTTATTTACTATATTATTAAAGCACACACTTCAACTGCATCATCTTGGTTGCGTTGTTGACCTGCAGACCATACGAATTCTTAATCTCGTACGAGCTCTTATCAACAGTAGTAGCAATGCTATTGTTAGGAACTGCACCCCAAGAAGCAGGAATAGGAGTAAGACCTTTCAGAACACCCTGATGATAAATCTGACCTTTCTGACGAACTTTACGAATGTTACGAACACCCTCATAAACACTCATATCAAGCAGGAAAGCCTGGTGAGAACACATAGGAAGACCAGAACGAGGATGAATGTTACCATTAGCACGGTCACTATCTGCAAGGCTACCCTTAGTCAGGAATGACATCGTCTTCAGAGTAATAATGTGACCATCAACAGTCTTATATTGACGGAAGTACTTACCATAAGAGAGACCACCATTAACTTCCTCGATGACCTTATCACCAAGAGGAGTCATAAAGCCCTCTGCCTTAGCCTCATTCTTAAGCATAAGGTCAAAGTCCTCAACAAAGCCTTTACCACAAGCAAGAACAACCTCCATCGAACCAGTATCAGTAGACTTATCGAGAACGTCACCAATAGTACGATTGAACTTATTCAGAGTAAGGAACTCTCCATAAGTATCATAGTTAGATTCACGACAAATCTCCTGCATACCAGAAGTATGAGGAATAGGCTGTCCGTTATCGGGGTCAACAAGAGGAATAGTACCATCCTCAAGTCTATTGTATTCAGCCCACCAAAGTCTTTCCTCATCCATTACACGAATCTGAAGGTCATGCTGACGCATCTCTTCATTAATCCAAAGGTTAGTAGTACCACCACCTTTAGTTCTAAACTCATAAGTAACGATAACATTAGACAGGTTACCAGCAATCTCCTTAGAATAACGATGGAACTCAAGCTGAGAAGTCATCTTACCAGGTCCCATAACATTACTTCTATTACCCTTCGAGTAGCTCTCAGGAATAGTAGGAGCAGTCATAGTCCAATATTTACCAGCAGCAAGATTCTCTAAATCAACGTAAGCGTTAGGATTAGGAGTAGTCAGTTTAAGTCTGTAAAGGAAACCACCATGAGCACCAGGACCAAGGTCTTTCATAATACGAACCTGAGTGTAACCATCAGGAGCAACCAAGCCATACT